CAGCCTTAGCAATAGCTGCTCCTGGTGTTGGTTCAATGATAGGTGGTGGTACATTTTTAGGCGGTTACGGAGCTGCAGGCGCTTCTGTAGCTTCAACTATTGGTATGGCTGCTCCCACAGCTGGTACAGGCATGGCCCTGAGTATAGGTCAAAGCATAGGTATAAATGCAGGACTTGCACTAGTTACCTCTCTTTTTACAGAAAGACCTAATGATATAAAACAAACGGATCAAAATATAAGAAGTAATGATATGTTTGGTTCTTTACAAAATACAATCGATAGTGGAGTTCCTATCCCATTAATATATGGAATGCATAGAGTAACAGGACAATTAATAAGTGGATATTTAGATACAGTGGATCACGGTAAAGAAGATATTATCACTGTAGCATCAAGGTTTACAACATGAAACGTTATTTTACTGAATATGACAATAAAAAAGTTCCTGTCATTCGGGGTGCTTTTGGCGGCGGTGGCGGCGGTGGCAACCAAGGTTTTAATGAAGACCCAAACTCACTATTTTCAACAGATATACTTTTTATCCTTTCAGCATTAGGAGAAGGACCTTTATATCGTATTAACCCTAATGGTCCTCAAGATATTGAAATCACTGAAAACTCTATTAATGATCTTATTAAAATAGACGGTGATGGGTCAGAAAATACTGAGGTATTTAAAACACTTAGTAGAACAGGAACAATTAATCAAACCGTTCTCACCAACTTTGGTACGCAGACAGTAATTCCTCAACAGTTTGGTTCTCCTGTTACATTAAAAAAAGGTAATATTGACGGTGTTCCTGCAGCAAAAGTTGTACTTCAAGAAACAAGTGCAAGAGCGTGGGATGAAATTAGCATTACATTAGTAGTTCAGTCACTGTTTAAGCAAGCAGATAATGGCGATGTAAAAGCACATTCAGTTGATATTAAAGTTACGTTTTTTGATTCTACTGGTGCTACTGAAATAGGTGTAGTTGAAGAAACTATTAATGGAAAAACTAATACTCCTTACAAAAAAGCTGTAAAATTCACTGTTCCTGAACAATATAAATCTGATGATGGATATCGATTCACTATTGAAAAAACCAGTGATGAATCTACAAGTTCTAAGGTGTCTGCTAATGTACAAGCTGTTGGCTGGTTTGAGATTGAAAACTCTCCCCAAGCTTATCCACGTACTGGTCTAGTTGGTTATGCTATTAAAGCAATAAACGAACACTCTGGAGGAGTTCCTACTCTGAGTTCTTTAGTCAAAGGACTAATAGTTAAAGTTCCTTCAAATTATAATCAACCAACCATAGCCGATGGACAAGTAGATTGGAGACAAGTCGAATTACCTGAAACTGGCACTTTTGGCTATAGGACAAATGGGTACACATTACAAAAAGAGGCAGTAACATATCAAACAGTTACTGGTAGCGGTACTACTTCTAATTTGTTTGGTTTAGGAATTAATGTTACTGTTTCTGGGAGCAATCCTTATACTCTTACTATTACTAATAATAATGCTGATGAAGATTCTGTAGAAATTGGATTAAACACAACCGGAGCAACTAGTACCGAAACTATTGCAACTGCTTCAGCTTCTGACTTTGTTACCGATACTTACGATGATGCCAGACAACATCTCCCTCAATATGTTACTCTTCCCTCTATAAACACTAATGGTAGGCTGATCGGCTTTTTAGTGTGGGGAGATAACGGTATTGACGGTAGATTTGATGGGAACTTTAAAGTATCACATTCAGGAGTTTATAACTATAATGTTAGATACTACGTTCAAGGTGGTGGAACAGCAACTTTTGAGTTTTATGTTAATGATGTACTAACAAATACCCACTCTATAACTACAAACAACACTTGGAAAAACGAAGATGGATCTTTAACCTTAAATGCTGGAGATACTGTTCGTATAAATGCGACCGGACCTTCTGTAGGCTGGTCAGCAATAGGTGTAGATTTTGGTGCTTCTAATTTTAATTCAAGAGTCTTAACTACTGTGTCTTCAAACGTAACTGATCCAATTGTTCTGGCTTATGGAGAGTCTTATGTTTTATCAACTCTCTTAACGTCAACTTCCTGGGTTGTTCAGGCAGGGACTTTTGACCCAGCAGCTGAGTCTACTATAAAAACAGCAGCCAATCCTCAAATATATGTAGGCACTTGGGATGGTACTTTTACTTATTCTTGGACACAAAATCCAGTATGGATAATTTATGATATTCTAACAAACAAAACTTATGGATTAGGCATTCCAGAGGATAACATTGATAAATATAAATTTTATCAAATAGCACAGTATTGTGATGCATGCGATTCGATTACTGGAAGATTTATAGGTGTCGATGGACAAGCAGACGGATCTTTTAGGTATAAACCTCGCGGCCAATTTACTTCAGTACGAGAAACTCTAGTAGGAATACCCACTGCTACAGCAATTAAAGAGAGAAGATTTATTTGTGATATGATCATCTCTGATCAAAAACAAACTATGGATACCTTAAATAGTATTGCAGCTTCGTTTCGTGGAACTATAGTTCATTCGTTTGGAAAAATATCTCTAGCTGTTGATATGCCTGATCAACTACCTGTAATGGTATTTAATGAACCTAACATTAAATCAGGAAGTTTTCAAATTAGTGGTGGAAGAGAAAGTGATATTATCACAGGAGTAGAAGTAAGCTACATTGAACCTACTAATCACTATAAACGGGAAACTGTAAGGATAGACACTATTGATGCCAACGACGGAACTGATAGGAGCACTATTGATAATATTTTAAATCTTGATTTAGCTGGCGTATCAAGAAGAAGTCAAGCACTAAGGTTTGCACAGTACCAAATAGCAGCATCTAGGTATTTACGTAGAATTATTAACTTCACTACATCAACAGACGCACTTAATCTAGCTCCTGGAGATATTATTTCCGTTTCTCAAAATATGACAGGTATTAATTACGGCTTCGGTGGTAAGGTTATAACAAACTCATCGACAGCTACTAATACATCACAAGTTTATTTAGAACATTTTACTGTTCCAACTCTTTCTAATTCTACTTTTATTGCTAATACTAATCCCATAGCTTTACGAGTGATTAAAACTGATACAGATAGAGTTGATTTATATATTCTTAGTAATAGCGCTTTTACCTTAAGTTCTACTGATAACGTTTCTACTGGTTTTGATGAAGCTAATGTATCTGTAGTAGCAAGATATAATCCTATTACTAAATCTCTTGATTCCTATACTCAATTTACAAGTAACAACGCTCCCGCAAAAGGAGATCTATGGTCTATAGGAGAGTGGGAAAATCCTGGTAATTTTTACACAAATAAGGCTGGTAAGCTGTTTACTGTGGCAGAAATTGAAAGAGAGACAGAGACAGAAGAAATTGGAATCGTAGCTAAAGAATATGTTTCTAATGTGTACGTAGATTCAGATAGTTTTATTGACTACACTCCTACTGCTTATATTGATATTGAGAGTGGATTTTCACAACCACCCGTACCTTTGATTGATTTAAGGCCAAATATTAGAAGACTCATAGACGGCACTGTTGTAAATGACATCTTAGTTGAAAATCAATCAGCAAGATTGGGGTATCAACACGCTTTTACTACTCAGTACTTTATGGCTCAACCCCTATCTTCTACACTGATCAATAACGCACACCAAAGCGTTCTCACTTTAACTGTAGACAACTCTGCAGCTCTTGCTGAAAACGCTCTTAACTCTACTGTCGTTGGTAAAAATGGCTTCTCAACTTTTGTTGGTGATATAAAACTATTATGTAATGCTTACACTTCTGTTGACAACGGTGATGGGACTAGTAATGTTAGATTTACGGTAGAGGGACTAAATGTTGCTCATGACGTAAACTTTAGCAAGCACGTATTAGAGGTTAATGATGGTGCTTTTGCTGGTTTAAAAGGTTTTGACCAAATTACTGTACCCTTAAAAGAAAAAACAGATGTAAATAGCGAGCGTAATTTTATTGCTTTTGCTTCTGATTTGGTTGCTGTTTCTGCTAATATTACAACATTCGATAAAACATCAGACACTATTGATGTTTTAAACGAGCTTACAGGCAGTTCACAATTAATTAGTCAACTCCCTGCAGCCCCGTTTTATGTAACTATAAATCAACTTTTAGATGCTCGTTTCTTTTCTAATAATTCATTTTATGTTAATGGATCACTTAAACAAATTGACGTAAAAAATACTATAACAGCAGTATCAGGATCTTCAGAATACATTGATTTACCTGTCAGAGTACGTGCTAAAGAATTTGTACGGTTATATGTTGATGGAATAGAAAAATCTTCTGGTCAGTTTTCTTTAAATAAAAACACTACATTTAGAGATAATGTTGAATACCAAGTACAAAGTGGAGATACTTCTTATGTTGTTGAAATTGATCATTATACAGTTCCTGCTATTGAAGTAGGAGATAATGTAACCTCAGCTCCTGGTAATACTTTTTCAGTTATAAATGTTAGCTATGATCCATCTATTGCAGCATACAACGCTCAATTAACCACTAATTCTATATTTAGGATTGAATTAGCTACAGTTCCTTTGTCAAATCTAAGTTCAGAAACTTTTACTAACATTTCCCCAAACCCTGTAGGAATATTAAATAATATTAGTGCAAATACTTGTACATTTGATTATGATGAATCTGTTTATCCTGGTAGTTTTAGGTTAGCGAATAACGGAATATACGATCTTTTAGTAAGTTCTGATTATGAGAGAGTTACCTTATCAGAAGATCAATTTATACGTAATGTTCCTACAGGTATAACAAGTATTCGTGCTAGGAATATAAACCAAAATAAAAGAACTAGTCCCTTTGTTGAAAAAAATGTTAATATTAGTCCATTACCTATCCGTAAAGTAACTGGGGTCGGCATTACTGAATCACTTTATAGAGAGCAAAACTCTGGAGTTGCTGTTAGAGCGACTTTATTCTTTGATCATATTGAAGGACAGGAAGTTACAGATTATGAAATTTCATATAAACTTGATAATGTAGGAACAGTGGGAACTGATGATGGTGGTACTAACTTATTATCTTTTAATACTGCATTAGTTTCTGCTGCAGGTGTTGAAAATGACGGTAAAATAAGATTTACTGTAAGCGGTATTAATAGAGGACTTATCGCTGAGACTAATATTATTACTTTTAGAATAACTCCTTTAAATAAAAATATAAGAGGCGTTACACGTACCATAACTAAGTCAATTGTAGGTAAAAGTGCAAAACCAGCGAATGTGTTTAACTTTACTGGAGGACAACAGAGCGATCAAATTTCTCTATTCTGGGAATACGACAGAACTAATGACGAACTTACTGATCTAGATTTGAAAGAAGTTGTTATCAGAAGAATACAGGGAAGTCTTGCTGCAACTATAGAAAACTTCATTGCAGCGGTTCCTTTTGTTAGTGTTGCTGCCGGTGTTACTAGAAAATCAATTCCAAT